AAAAGACGGCTTACGGTCTCGATGGGCACACCGTGCGAGAGCAGCACGGTGGTGGCGTTCGTATGCCGGGCAACATGATAGGTCAGCCTTATCTTGAAACCGCACTGCCTGCCAAGTTCCTTCAATATGGTGTTGCATCTGCCGTTGCTCGGTACCGGAAATACATGATCGTCCTTGGACAGCCCCTTGTACTTCTCTATGATGCGCTTGGGAACGTCCAGCAGGCGGATGTTGGACTCGGTGTTTGTCTTGCGCCGGCGGGTGATGATCCAGAGGTTGCCGTCGAAGAAGGTCTGGAGCCGGTCGGTCGTCAGTGCCTTCACGTCCGCGTATGCCAGTCCGGTGAACACAGAGAAGATGAAGAGGTCGCGTACCAGTTCGCAGGTCCCGCTTTTCACCGGGGTCTCCATCAACGTCTGTATCTCACGCTCCGTCAGGTAGCCTCGGTCAACGCTCTCGGGGGAATTGATGTACCCGGCGAAGGGGTTGAAGGGAAGCGCACCGCTGTTGCGGGCGATGGAGATGACGTGCTTGAGCCCGATCATGTAACCCCATACGGTATTGGTGCGGCATTTCTTCTCCGTACGCAGGAAATACTCGAAGTTGTTGATGAAGGTCAGGTTGAGTTCCTTCAGGGGGATGTCGTCACGGCGGTATACTTTCGGGACGAACTCGCAAAGGTGCCTGTATATGGTACGGTAGCGGTTGTATGTTCCCTGCACGCGGCTGTGTCCCACTTTCTTGATGAACTCCTCGTTGTGCTGCTCGAAGAGCTTCAGCAGCGTCTCGCGTTTCACGCCCAGCCCGAGGCAGGCGTCCCTCAGCCTGGCGGCGGTGACATAGCCGTCGGACTGCATCAGTTCCTGGTAACGGCGGTTCACGTCCACGCGTATCCGGTCAACCTCCGCATTGATTTTCTGCGCCTCGGCGCTCTTGCCCGTGGCACGTGCCGTTTTCACGTCCCAAAGTTTCGGAGGTACGTCCAGTTTACAACTGAACTGCTTGATTTCACCGTCCACCGTAAGACGGCACATTAGGGGGAGATAGCCGTTGGCTCTCTCGCTGCCCTTCTTCACGTAGAAGAGGATTTTGAAAGTCGATCTGCTCATACTCGTTTTCATACTTTTTTGATCGTTACAAAGTTAATATCAAGCGAGTTGTCCTCAGGTATGAAAAACTGTGCAAATTACTGAAATAGAACCCGTTGTGCCGTTTCTTATTCCCGTTATATCAGTAACGATATGGGAACTGAAGTCTTTCGCTGTTTTTAGCGGATCTCCTTTTTCAGCTTATGCAGTATTATGAGTTAAACACCTAACTGCTTAATAGACTGCATTCTTGCTGTATTATCATCAACCTTGCTTTTTCTTGCTGCGTTTACTTTAAATTAAGGAGAATCAGCTCATGACTTTTAGGGATTAAGTAGTGATAGCGAACCGAAATATATTTATCATCTACGCCATACATAACCTGTACAACAGCAAGTGTATTCTGAGCTACATAAGTGTGCCGGGTTGAGACTAAGAAGTTGACAACACACTCTTGACTTACAGTCATTAATAAGCATTTTGCATTCATCCAAACCGGAACCATTTTCTTATCCCAAAGTCCATTCTTTTGAAAGGTAGCCACTGGTATCAGTTCTCCCACATCGGTTTGCAGCTTCTCGACCAAAAAAAGTACATTTGGCTTAAAAATGGATAAAATAAAATACCGCTTAGTGTATAATCGAAAGAAGCAGCTAAACAAACAGGGAATGGCCCTTGTGCAAGCTGAAGCCTTGCTTAACCAACGAAAAGTATACTTTAAAACGAACATTTATCTGAAACCTGAACACTGGGATAAACAAACTTCTCAAGTGTGTAACCATCCTCAGGCGAATGACCTGAACACAATGCTATTCGAGTTTATTTTACACTTGCAAGCCATTGAGCTATCCCTATGGAAGCGCAGCATTCCGGTTACCTTGTCATTGCTGAAGGATGCTATCAGAAAAGACAAGCCGGTCAATGTCACTTTCCCCGTATTTGCCAGAATCTATGTGCAGGAATCCGACCGTAAAAGAAGTACCAAGGAAAATCTTCTGACAACGATAACCGTACTTCAGGAGTTCCGTCCCGGATTGGATTTCAAAGACATTACCTATACTCTTTTAAGGGATTTTGAAGTGCATTTGAAAGAGAAGGGAAATAGTGTCAATACGATAGCCAAGCATCTCCGGCAGCTTCGTACCTTGGTGAATGAAGCCATTAATCAGGGTTATATTCCCTCTGATGCTTATCCTTTCAGGAAATTCAAAATAAAGCAAGAGAAAGGGCGAAAAGAGTTCCTGACACCGGATGAACTGCGGAAGCTGGAGAACTTGCAGGTCTCCGACAAAAGGCTTCGCCATGTACTCGATGCCTTCCTGTTCTGCTGTTACACCGGCCTGAGCTATTCCGATTTCTGCCAGCTTACACCTGAGAACATTATTCGTGTGAATGGTAAGCGGTGGCTTTATTTCAAGTCTGTCAAAACAGATGTGGAGATAAGACTTCCGCTACATCTTCTGTTTGAGGGTAAGGCATTGGCTGTATTGGAACGTTACGATATAGTAACAGATTTTGCTAAAATCGGACCTAATTCAGAAGCCAATAAGCATCTTGCCCAATTATCTGCCCTTGCCAGGATACGGAAGCACATAACCTATCATACAGCCCGTCATACTTGTGCGACCCTGCTTGTTCACCAAGGTGTTCCGATAACCACCGTTCAGAAGCTGTTAGGTCATACTTCCGTCAGAACTACGGAGGTGTATTCAGAGGTTCTTTCTAATACGATTATTCGGGATTTGAAGGCTGTAAAAAGGAATAAAAAACACCTGATTTTAGACGCCCGGTAGAATGTGGGTAGAATGTATGGAAGCTACTAATATTCTACTTTTATTTTTGAAAGGTATAACATTAGGAATAAAATATTGTACTTTTGTAGATATAGAAATAATTAAATAAACAGTTGTATTAAAAGGTCTGGGAAAGTTAAAAAGCCCCCGGCCTGGTTAATATAGACGCCAATCATTTATTAACAATACGAGCGAACCCGCACGACCGGGGGCATAGACCCTTTGTCGCAGGTTCGCTTTTTGTATTTTAATAAATGATTGGCACTGCAAAGATATAATTTTTTTGTTGTATGAAAGTGATTGAGATATTAAACTTTAACCGGGAGCTACTGAAAAGGCTCCAGGCGGTCGGCATCCGTCTGGAAGATGCCCGGTATATCGACCTGTATGCGGATTATACCCGCCTGCTGGATCATGGTGAGAAAGTCTCGTATGCCGTAGCTGTACTGTCCGAGAAGTATTCGGTGAGCGAGCGTAAGATTTACGCCCTGGTGAAACGGTTTCAGAGCGACTGCAAGACGCTTGCAGTGTGAACAGGCTGTCTTCTGCCGTTTGGGGCACCGTTTTCCCCTATCTTTAGGGTGTTTCAATATTAGAAGGAGGAAATGGCTATGAATAAGTATTACCGTATCCTGGACAAGATTCTTGTCGCGGGAAAGACACAGACCAACAAGAAGGGAAACATACAATACCTTCTGAATGAGCAGTTGTCGCTGGCACCGGCGGACTTGCTTGACATATTCGAGGGGCATAATATCGCCCGTAAGAAACTCCGTAGCGAGCTCCAGCTGTTCATGCAGGGGGAACGTAATGTGGAGAAGTACCGGGAGGCCGGCATCAATTGGTGGGATTATTGCGGTTCCATCCTGGTGAATAGTTATCCTACTTATTTCGAGAAGTTGCCGCCATTGATAGCGAAAATCAACCGGGAGAAGCGCAACAGCAAGAACTATGTGCTTTTCCTGGGTGAGACTGGTGCCGAAAGTAATCAGGCACCCTGCTTGAGTCTGGTACAATTCCAACTGGATGACGGGGAACTGGTTCTGTCTGCCTACCAGCGCAGCAGCGACGCGAACCTCGGGCTGCCTTCCGATATTTATCACCTGTACCTGATGGCGCGGCAGATAGAACTTCCCCTGAAGTCGATCACCCTCTTTTTAGGAAATGTACATATTTACGAGAACAATATACCGGGTACCCGTGCACTGCTTGCCGGTGACGAGACGGTCCGTTTCGGGCTGAACGTGTAGTTTGCTGTATGTGTCTTGCAGCGGGAACCGTTTATGTTTTCCACTGTTTTTCGTTTATTTTGGAGAACTTTGCGGCCGTTTTAAGGCAGAATGAAATGAGAAAGATGTATTTATCCGCCCCGCTTCCTTTCATGGGGCAGAAACGCATGTTTGCAAAGGAATTTATCAAGGTACTGGGACAGTTCCCGGACAGCACCATGTTTGTGGACCTGTTTGGCGGTTCAGGTCTGCTGTCACATATTACCAAATGTGTCAGGCCTGATACTACCGTTGTGTATAACGACTTCGATAACTACCGCCGCCGGCT